AGAGCAGGCGGTACAGAATTTCTTAAAGACAGTGCTTGCCAAGACAGGGAAATACCCCATAGAAGAGGTATCAGATGCTAGTAGATTGGCAAGTTACGTACCGCATATTGGACGAACGAATAAACGAATAAAAATCAAACAGTTCCTTAGAGAACTATTTAAAATGAGAACGGAGTATTAAAATGGCAAAGAAGACAATAAAGAAGACTGAACCGAAGCTAGTTAAGCCTGAAGTAGTTCAGAAAGTTGAAGAAAAAAAAGAAACTTGGGGTAACGACATAGCAAAATTAAACGCCAGACTCGACCGCATCGTAGCGGCGATCTCTAAAGCAAAATCAATTAAAGGAATGTAAGGGATAATATTATGAGCACGACAGAAAACAGTGATAGTGCAGAGATGCCGAAATATAAATGTACGAAAGAGGTACATGCCTTGCAGATGGTTGAAATTATAGAAGGGACAGATGGAGCGATGATTACTCCAGAAGAAGATGGTTTTGCTCCTTTTTTTGTTGATGGCAAGTATCTCAAGAAACATGAACCTAAGGTTGGCGGCTATTACGTTGTATACGAAGGTGGGTATAAATCGTGGTCGCCAGCAGAAACTTTTGAATCAGGATATAATTTAATTTAAAGGAATGTAATTATGAGTGAAGAAGCCGGGCTGCTTACAGCAGACAACCCAGTAGCATCGCCAGTTGCCGACGCAGGTAATTGGAAAGACAGTGTGACGAGAGAAACAAGGTTTAGTGCAGATGGTCACGATAAACTTGAACGGTTTACCGACCCTACCAGCTTAGCTAACAGCTACCTTGAAATGGAAAAGATGAATAGCGGTAGAGTTAAGATACCCGGAACAGAATCTACCCCTGAAGAAAAGGGTGCTTTCTACCAGAAACTCGGCAGGCCGGATAACGCAGAAGGTTACAACCTACCTGCTCTGCCAGAAGGACAGACTTATGACGAAGCACTGATAAATAACATGAGAGGTGTAGCGTTTGAATCAGGCGTGTCAGACGCGCAGTTCAGTGGATTGGTGTCCAAGTTCGTTCAGGCACAAGGTGAAGTAGCAGAGGCACAGTTAGCGGCTAACAATGCAGAATCAGAGGCAACGGTTAGTGAGTTGCAGACAGAGTGGCAAGGTGACTACGATAAGAATCTCGAAGTGTCTAAGAGAGCACTAAGGGAACTGGTCGCAGATGATATGCGGGAACCGTTGATAAATCTAATCACAGAGAAGAACCTTGATAATAACAAGTTGTTTGTTAAGTTTCTTCACAGTGTAGGCTCAAAGACTCTTGACGATACATTCGTAAAAGGCGACCCAGCCCAACCCAAAGTTGAAGAAGGCTACGTTCCAAAGTACGTCAATAGTCCGTCAATGTACAAGAACGACGAAAGCGAAGATGGCGTAAAGGCCAAAGCATATTTCGCGTCGAAAGGTATAGAAGTATAGCTACTGCCCTAACGGATAATTAGTAGTTAAAGTTAGTCGGGATAACCTAGCGGCCCGAAACATGATAGACTGAGCGAGTCTCAACGCTAGTAGAAGCCAGGCAAGACCTGGACAACTCCTACACCAAATGAATATTACTTAATTTTAAGGAGTTGTCAAATGGCAACACGTACACTAACTGACAGAGAAAATCTGTTACTCGTCACAAGGATGACGAACAATAACGACACTATTGATGTCGCAGAAGTATTGAATGAAACCAATGAGGTTATTGAAGATGCTATAGTTCAGACATCTACCGATATGACTTCGCACGTATTCGGACGCAGAACCGCTTTGCCAGCAGTGAATTGGGTGAAGATGGGTAATGGTTGGAATGCAACAGTTGGCCTGTTGAATCAGGTTCGTGAAGAAATCGGACAGCTTAAAGCTCGCTTTAGTGCGCCCGAGGACATCATGGACATTCAGCCGAATCCTGCTAAGTACAGAATGCAGCAGGAACGTGCTTACATCGAATCTATGGGACAGGAACTATCGAATACATTGTTCGGTAATTTCAGCGGCGGCGCGTTGAGTCCGACGACTGCACCTCCAGAAGAGTTTGCTGGTTTCCAGCGTAGATACCCTGATCTTGGCGTAACCGACACAAACTTCGTTCTGAATAATGGTAATACTGCCGGCAATGACAACACGTCTATCTGGTTTATCCAGTGGGGTCCAGGTAAGGTTTATCTTATCAGCCCTCGCAACGCCCCGGGTGGACTTGAAAAGAACGACAAGGGACTTGTGCTTGTCTCAGGCGATAACTCGGTTGCTTCTACATCCGCGACCGTTAACAACCCAACTAACCAGCTCTGGGCGTTCATTACTGAGTTTGCGTGGAGAGTTGGCCTTGCTGTTGAAGATCAGAGGACAGTAAAACGTCTTGCGAATATCGACAGTGTTTCGGGTTCAACTCACACGTTGGACGAAGACAAGATTATCCGAATCAAGAACAACTTCAAGAGCAAGGATATGGTTTCAATGTATATGAATGAAACCGTGTTCACGCAGCTTGAGATTCTTGCAAAGGATAAGGTAAACGTTCACTGGTCTGAGAACAACCCGTTCGGCAGACCTCAACTATTCTTCCAGAACATGCCGGTACGTCGAAGTGACGCGATCAGTAATGATGAAGGAATTCTAACTTAATTTAAGGAGTTTTAAAATGGCTTTATTTGACGCAATGTTTCAATTAAGTGGCGGTATTACAGCTGGTGGGCAGGCTATAACAGATAGCGATGCCGCATCGGAAGATATTATCGACTTCACTTTGTCGGACTTAGAAATGGGTGGAGGCCAACCGTACTGGCTTAATATCCGCGTAGGAACAGCTTTCGCTGGTGGAACAAATATCGTATTCTCTTTGAGGTATGATACAGTTGCACCTATTGACTCAAGCTCCACTGTCATATGGCAGTCGGCAGCTATTACTACCGCTACTTTGGTTGCGGGGTACTGGGTTATAAGAATGCCGCTTCCTGTCAATGTTGACGAGGAAAGAATTGTAGGGCTATTCTACGATGTTACTGGGACGATGAGTGCCGGTACTATCAACGCATGGCTCGATAACGGACCTCAATCAAGTCACGACACACAGGTAACAACTTCTAATATCTAAGGAATAATATGAAAGTAGTCGTAGGAATACCATTGCCACCTACCTATCATGCGGATGCTCGCACAATAGCTATGGCTGAAATATGGAGTAGAAAGACAGGTTTAGAAAATGTGTTTATCGCTTCTCCTTCTCCAGAAGAGGGCAGGGATAAGATTGTCTCTATAGTTAATTCTATGATCCCGCGACCAACTCATATTTTATTCTTAGATTCGGATGTTTTACCGAGACCGAGAACCATGAAAGTTCTGTACGACCACGACAAGGATATAGTCTGCGGCGTGGTTCCGATTTGTCAACAGGGAAAAATGCAATGGAACGTGTCAAAAGAAGAAGGGTTCGTCCCTTTGGAAATTGACTCGCTCCCCGATAATCCTTTCAAAGTCAAGTCCTGCGGTTTTGGTGCCGTATTGGTCAAGACCGCAGTATTTGATAAGATTGAATGGCCTTATTGGAGAAGCGAATATAAACCCGGCCTAAGAACTCTTGGAGAGGATATATATTTCTCTAAGAAAGTAAGAGACGCAGGGTTTGATATTTGGTGCGACCCGAAAGTAAAGTGCAATCATGTGACAAGGTCTAACTATTTGAATATTATAAACAATTTTAAGGAGTAACACAATGAAGAATTTTTTACTATTATTTATTGCCCTGACATGGCTTTGTCAGCCTTTGCTGGCAGCAGACCCTACGGCATGGCAAAGGAGTACGTTTCGGAACGGATACCAATGGAGTGGTCATCCGTCAAAAGATAATGCTACTAAATGGGCGCAGTCTGTCGAAAGTCAAACCCCTCGTGCTGGTGACGTTTGGTATGTAGACGGCAATATGGAAAATAACAACGGTGATGGCAAATCATGGAAGACGGCATTTAAGCTGCTCTCTACCGCGATGGCTGCAAGCCATGCCGATATTGCCGTAAGTGCCGACCGTGAATGGGCATCCCGTAATACTATCTGGGTCCGTGGTGATGAGATCGTAGAAGATTACACCACTATGGCTCAAAAGACAGATATTATTGGT